AAAGAGTTTAGTTACTACATACAAATCTTCTCAAATGGCATACATTAATAGGCTGAGGGTTCACACTAGTACTATTCAGCAAGCTATGAAAGATCCAGAGTCGGTTAGTAAGGCTAAATTAACTCACGCATTAATAGGTGTATTAAATATGTTAACCGCTAGCGCCACCTTTACTGCTGTAAACACTGGATATTTAGCGGACGTTATGGGGCTTTCCGAGGCTAGTGACGAAACCAAAGACAGAACCAGGTATGAGGCTGCTTCAGGAATAGTAAAAGCTAATTTAGATGGATTAGGCGTTGTCGGAATGTTAGCCAATGGCATTCTTAATGAATTAGAAGGAAAGGGTGTATTTAATAATGTGCCTCTGATGAAGTATCTGCAAAAACAATGGGCAACAACAGGTTCTTATATATCATACAATCAAGACAGTAAAGAAGAAATACGAAAAAGTTTAGCTAATCAACTTGGGCTAGAGTCTCGGGGTGGAAAATATGGCGACTTTTTAAGTAAAGATATGTATGATGAGGTGTACAACTTATACAATGAGGGAAAAATAGAGGAAGCTAAAAATGTTATGTTAGAAGCCCGAGAAGAAACTCAAAGAGCTTTAGATGAGGCTGGTATTGATGAAGCGTCAAAACTAATAGAACAAGCTAAAATAGATAAACAATCAGAAGCTATTGAAAAACTTGAACGCTTTAAGGAACCATTTAACATAATATCAGACTTCATAGGCAAAGGAAACTTTAAAGAGTCTATGGAAGCAATTATGAGTAAAGATGAATCAGGGCTTTTAAAATACATGCTAAACATTAAAGATAAGCCAGAAGACAATTGGGAGACCAATAATCGGATTTATAAAGCAATAACAGGAACTAAGTACAAACAACTTGACGAAAATGAAGCAGCGGCTTATGATTATGTCAAGGAAAACTATGGATACGACCTCAAAGAATAAAATTACTCTTTAGGTAGGTCGTGGGACTTGATAACGTCTTTTAAAGTGATTATAAGCGCATTTGCGCTATCGTGAAGACCTTGAATGTCTTGGTCTACCAAATCTTCGTATATGTCGTCAGTAAGGCCGTTAATCTCTCGCATTAGAGAGTTAATGTAAGATATGTGTATTATTTTGTCCTGGCGGTCAGACATCAGGCTCTTTTTTCTCTAATAATTTTCTTTCTTCATCACATAAATCCTCCCAAGTGTAGGTGGGGAAGTTTCCATAATCCTCCTCATCGGTATAATAAGGATCGGTTTTACTGCTAAAAAAGAGAGGAACCCGTAGGTGCCTCTCCTTTTGTATATTAAACATTTGACATACTTGCTTGTAAGGGACGTCATACATTTCGGCAATTTCTCTTAACGACATACCTTTAATTACAAACAAGGCTATGTTTTGTGCTTGATAATGTGTTAACGTACCCATCGCTGTTTTTCTTTAGTTAAAATAATTTTACGATCTTCCAAAATTAAATCTAAATATCTATCCGATGAAATTATTTGCATATAATCTATCAAATACTCTCTTTTTGGTCTCATTTCAAAATAAAACTCAATAAAGACTGTTTCGGTATCGGTGTGAAAAACATGCCCTAGAGAAGTAGGTTCGTCTATGCGATTATTTAGTCGTTCTACCATAGCTATAATGGTCTCCCACTTAACAAGTTCGTTCTTTTCTAATTGATCTATAAATTCTATAGATAGCGTTATTTTTTTAGGTGCCTCGATATACTTCTGTTTTGCATCCATGGTTTTGTAATTCTTTGATTCTGTACTTTTGTAATTTTGACAATCTTCCATTTGGTTTTTTTACTTCAGAGAATAACACACCTGAGTCAGGGGGTATAGCCACCAGATCTGGTATTCCATTCTTGTTCGTGTTTATTAACTTTAAGACATAGTAGCCTTCAGCTTCGAGCTGCTTTATTCGTTTGGCTTGTATGTCTTGTTCTTTCATTCAGGTAATTGCATTATGTGGTTATCTATAACATCATTACTTAAGTCTTGTAACTTATCTACCAACCACCCATAATCCGCGTGATTTCTTGTGCCTAATAATCTAAATGATATGTCATCAGCCAATTTTATAATAACATCCCTTTCGTAATTTTCAGTTAAATCTTTCATTATATATTAAAATCGTTTCTAAAGTGCTTTAACGTATAGTCTTTCTTTTGGTTTACAGCTCGGTATATCTTTTGTTCAATACCCCCTTCAGCAAATACCCAATAGATTTTATTATACAATCTATCTTTTGTAGTCATTCTGTCTCTACTTTGCCAATAACTTGTAGCGCTAAAGTCAATGTTGTAGTAAACAATATGGTCCGCTTTACGTAGCGATATCCCTTCTCTACCACTCACAATTTGTAGTGCAATATTAGCGTCAGGGTTGTTGTCAAAGTCTGCCAACTCTGTAACTAATTGATCACCAAACACTTGCTTAAGAGCTTTTAACTCTTCCTTAAATTTATAAAAAATTCCTATCTTTTTATTTGCGAAACGATTCTTAATAAATTCTGCCTTCGATAGGTCTAAAATTGTAGACTCTCCAGACTCAAAAATAACGGTACCTGAATACATTTGGTGTAGCTTACCCATAAGCTTTACGCCAGTGTCAGCTAATATGGTTTGGTTAGTGCCCTCAATAACTTTGTCACTTCGTAAAGTATTACATAGACTGTAAGTAATGTCTTTCATTTTAACTGTTAACACCTCTTCATCAATAGTAGACTTGAAACCAGCTTCTTGTTGAGTGTAGTTTATGGTATATGGCTTCATGGCTTCTATAACCTTGTTGGTTTTAGCATGAGAATAGTCAGTAGAATTGTGCGTCCCCAAGTATCTAATTTGCTTTACCACATAATCATCAGCCCATCTATAAAAGTTTTTGTACCCTCGAAATGGATTGTTTTTATGACCATACACTTGATGATACATCTGAGAAAAACTTTCAGGAGTGGGTGTGCCTGACATTAAAATTAACTTAGATCCCCAAGTGTTGAGGTCAGCTTTTAATTGCTTGGCTCGTTTTGAAGGTTTGGCAAAAGCCCCTAATGAATGAGCTTCATCTGCAATAATAACGTCAGGATAAAAACCTAAATCAATTTTATGTACACTTTCATAGTTGATTACTTTAATGTCAAAATTAGGATTCAACAAATGATAATCATGCTCAATACTGCTGATGGCTTTTTTCTTAGTAATGAATAACACTCTTTCTGCTCCTATTAAGTCACATATCCCTAATGAGGTTAATGTTTTTCCTGTTCGTACTTCCATAGCTAAATACAATAAGCCATGATTTTCTAAAATTTCTGTTCCTTTATATATAATACTTAATTGATAATCTCTAAACTTCATCTCCTAATTCCATTTTTGTTTGGGTTATAGGTTCTTTGAATATAAACCATATACCCTCGGAGTTCCGACCTTCTCTGGCCTCTTGTTTTGTTAAATACTTAGCGCCTATTCTCATCCATTTATTCCATTTGCTGTGTGATAGTTTGCTAAAGTCAGGGTTCTGCTCAATAAATAGCAACCTTAATGCATTACTTTTTATCTGAACGTCAAAAGGTATGTAAGTGTGATTCTCATGTAGGAACATAACAAACTCTCTACACGTTTCTGCTTCAAACTTCCTATCCTTAAGGTTTTTAAAGGGAGCGGTAATAAACCCTGTTCGTAAGTAGTTCTGTAAGCAATTAACCATATAGTTGTCAAACTTACACCACTCAGCTTCATCCCATCCAGTAAAAAATAAACGCTTAAACTCATCATAGGGTGTAAATTCTTTTGAGTAATGAGCATAAAACTCTAACTCCCACTTACGTCTTTCATACGAGTTACCCTTACCCTTTATTGCATAATTAGTAGTGATCACCACTTTAGGTGAAGTTGCAAATGGGATACGTATAGCATCCTTGTTTTTCTTCTCTAAAGTAATACCCTCTGTAATAACACTAAATAAACGCTCAAACTCAAAGTTCTTTTTAACATCATCAAAGGTAAGTATCTGAGTATCAGCAGATACTAGCTGATAAGCAAACGACCTTTCAAAGTAAAATGCCTTACCATCAATAGTAACCATCTTTTTTAATTGTGCAATACCTTGTACAAATAGTCCCTTACCCGTTCCGCCTTCAGGGTCATCTGATATAACCTCATCATTTATAATAACAGCTGGACAGTAGCCCATGTTCTTATATCCATGAAGAAGAAAACCTATGGTGCTCTCTACCGCTTTGATACGTTGTTTTTGGTGTTCACTAATATTGTATATAAATTTCCTGTAATCACAATCCGTGTCATCACAAAAATGAAAGTCTCGTGGTATTACTTGGTCCTTCCATACGTATCCATCTAAGTCATCATACTCAATTTGGTCTATACCGTTTTTGGTTATTCTAATAGCGACATTATCAAAATATATGTAAGACTCTTCTGCGGTGTCTTCTTTAAAGGAAACTTCATTATAGGGAAGTAAAGAGAGAAAATCCTCCTTAAAATATCTAGTCTTGTCAGCAAAGTGGTTGTATATAGATAGATCCTCCAACTGAGACAAGTAGTTAAGAATATAATCTTTCATCTTATCTTCATTGGTGTTGTCTATACGATTAGACTTAATATGAATAAAGATGTAGTTATTACTTCCTGGTGGCTGATATTTATAAAAGCCATGATCAGATAAAAACTCCTTAAACTTAAAAGGAATTATCTTAATCACTCCTCTATCAGATTTGTACCAAAAATCTGACTTCTCTATCATCTCCTCTTCTTGCTTAAGAACTGCGTCTACTTCTTCGGGTTCAAACCCAGAGTCAGTTAACTGAGATCTAATTTTCTTTTTAGGTATACCACACTTTAAGTCTGACCTTACATTGTCAATGGCTTGTGTATCTTCAAAATACTTAGTGTTAAAATTAGCTGAGTTTTTATAAGCACTATTAATAGTGGTGTTCATCTCACTTTGGGAGAAACCATTACCCACATACTCACCCATTACGTAACTAGCAAAACTTTTATCCACACCGAAATCGTTTAGCGCGGCAGCTAATATGTATATATTGTTGTTACGCTCCCCTTCAATCATACCGTACTTAGCTTCCCACCACTTCTTTAATCTCGGTACAATAACATCTTGTTCTTTTATTATTAGTGTAGGAGTATCGACTTTATACTCATACTGTTCATAACTAACCGTGTCCGTGCTGTCGTACAGTTGACTGTCAGGGTTGTAATAAAGTTGGGGATCATAACTTTCATAACACACCCGTGAAACGTTCTTACAGCTTTTGTCGAACTCAGGACAGTTGTAATAATCTTGTAAAGAAAGAAAGTATTTCTTGTGATTTTCTACCTCTGCAGGAATACAGACCAAAACTTTTAATCCATTACCACTTGGTGAGGTAAATAGCGCACGGGTATAAATGTCCTTCTTTAATTCTAATCGTTTAGTTTTAAGATCTTTCTTAGTTTTGAAATCATCAAAGTCTAAACAAATAACACCGCTATGTAGATCTATCGCTTTATCCTCTCGCTTGTTAAATTTGCCTGAAAAACATATTGCAGGAAGTTCTTGTTTTAATTTATTGCGTGTCTCTTTTTCTTTTTCTTGCCTAATGTTTTCTACCAACTCTTTAGAATTTCCCTCTTTTATTCTGAGCAATATTACTTCCAACCCGCGATAAAAGGGCACAGAAGTATCCTTAATACTCTTAAAAATAGTGATTTCCATGTTGCTTTTCGTGTATTTGTGTTGGTTTTGTGTTATGAATTAACACCTAACTAACTGATTCTCAATAATGTATGTTACCGTGTTATAAATTACGCGCACACACATAGTATAATTGTGTTTTAAATATAAATAAAAATAAAAATGAATATGAGATTTTTTGTAACATTTCAACATTTCTTTTTTTATTAAAAAGGGAGAGCTATGACGGAACAAACAAAAGTTGATAAAATCCGCGTGGGCCTCACGACTACCACACTCTCCCAATTTATGGCTTAATACTTGGATGACTGAACATTCTGTATTTAATTAAGGTTAATATGGTCCCACTAACCACCAATAAGAAGAGCTGACTATATAGAATGTGTAACATAAATACCCCTATCCATCTAACAAACTAAAGGGAGTCAGCTCAACATTATTTAAAACGGCAAATCATCAGGGTCATCATTCTCAAAACCCTCTTGTTCCCCACCCACGACTGGTTGAGGCTCAGTTGATTGTTGTTGTCTAGGCTCCCAAGTATCTAACTCTATATAAGCCTTACCAGCTTTTGATCTTTTGATTGATAAATTGACCCAACCATCAGGCTTAGTGTGGTTCTTAAGAAAAGCAATAGCTTCGTCACTTTTGCAGCTTAAGCTACCAATAACAAAGTCAGGTGCGTTATCTTGTCTTTTAAATACAAATCCGTTTGCGAAAATTTTCTCTGTGCTCATAATGTTAATTTATTTTTAGGTTATTATTTTGTTTTAAGGTACACCCCTTTAGGTGTATCCCG